ATTGGATTGGCGATAATTGCCTTGGGCGTTATATTATATACAATTGGGTGAGGATATGACGGATTTTCTTTTAGGGATGATAGTCGGCGTAGCCACCATGCAGGCTGTAGCACTTTTAATTGCGATGTACGTATTATTCAAGAGAGGAGAATAACATGGTATTTTTAGCTATCCTTATAGTTGCAGTTCTAGTCGGTATTTTAATTGCCAAGAAACTGTGAGACAAAAATGAAATACTTCGATCTATACATGCAGGCAATAATCGCTTTCACGGTAATTGCTCTTCTAATATTATTATCCAACTAGGAGAATACAAATGAAAAACATTATTAACAATCTGAAATTAGGAACGTGGTTTCATACAGCGGGGCTCGTTGGTGCGGGGTACTTTTCATTTAACTCTTTCTATGATGGAAATCCGGTAGCCGCCGCAGCCTTCGCAGTCTTTGCGTTACTTGTGGTCGTATCATCCTTGCAGCATCGCATGATTGATGGGCTAAAGGCCATCAACACTGCGCTTAAGGCAACCAGTGAAGATAAGAACGCAAAGATGCAAGCGTGGGTAAAAGAGGCTTTACAAAATATACGGTTATTGGAGGTAAATCTAACTATGTTACAAGAAAGATTAAAGGACGCGGCTCGTGAGAATCAAGGCCTGGCTGCTGAAATTAATAAGCTTGAAGGAAGAATAGTTGATGACGTAGAAATTAACCGCTTGAAAGAACGTATCAAACTTCTTGAGATTGAACGAGATCAAGCGTTGTCCGCAGTCAACGCGGCCTTTGACCAAGTTACTGCCAGGATAAAATAATGATTACGTTAATTGTAACGGCGGCGGTTTTGATAGGTGGGGCTGCCATTGCCGCTCTGTTGTTGGTGTTATACCAACGGATAGCTATAGACAGCATAGATAAGATAAACTACCGCCTCGCCACTAAAGTCAGCGATTTGGAGGCCGAAGTCTGGGCTCTACAAACGATGATGGAAGAAGTAGGTAAGCCTGTTGTAAAAAAGCGTCAGTCTAAGACAACTAAGACAACTAAGACGAAAAAAGCAGTATAATTCGACACAACATAACAAACCGGCGGAGGCCAAAATGATGTCACTTAAAGAAGCCATGGAACGGGCTGAAACAATGAAGTACGCAGACATTGTCAGCCCCGCCGCCCTAGTGGCCCGCGTGTTGCTAGAGCGCGTTAAGGAATTAGAAGCCAAGCAAGGAAAGTATGTGCATGTCGGCACCATTGAGGAAACCACAATGAAATGGGATGTTCCCTACAGCACGAATTACCAAGGTAAGCTTGTCTTCATGTACGGAATAGAGAAGCCCTTCGGATTCGGCGTAGGGTCTTTTGATCAAGCAGACTTGATGAAATGAGAAAAAACATTGTCATCGGCGTAGACCCCGGATTGTCTGGGGCAGTCGCCCTCTTCAATGGGGTGAGTGGAGAACTTCGGTTAATTGATATGCCGGTAGTCGAATACAAAAAAGGCAAACGCCGCGTAGACCTCACGTCTCTCGGTATCTGGTTAAACAGCCAAGAACTTGAGACGATACGCGTAGCTTACATAGAAGACGTGCATAGCATGCCGCAACAAGGAGTCGCGTCTACGTTCGCCTTCGGTAGAGCGTTTGGGGGAATAGAGGGGGTAATAGGCGGCGCAGGAGTACCGATAATCTACACGCCGCCAACAGTATGGAAGGCACGCATGGGAGTGACAGCGGATAAAGAGACGTCCCGAGCTCGCGCAACTCACATCCTGCCGAAGTATGCGGATAAGTGGAACTTGAAAAAACATGACGGGAGGGCAGAAGCGACACTAATAGCGATTTACGGGTACACCCTTGAAATGCCAAAGATGATTACGGAGGCGAAAAATGAAAACGAACGGACGCGGCAGTCGAACAATTCGAAACAAAATTAACGGACACCCTATCTACTACTTTGATGATGAAAATTGTTTGATGGCAGTAGAGGCTGCGATAACTAAGGGTATTTCGCTACACTTAGCCCGACTTCGGTTCTTTGATCTACACGGCGCTAACATGAAGGGTGCCGATCTTCGTGAAGCAGACTTAAGCCACACGAATCTAGATGGAGCCGACCTATCTGGAGCGGATTTGACTGGAGCGGACTTCACTTCAGCTAGTATGCACGGCACGAGACTTGATGGGGCAAACTTACGCGGCGCAACAATGACTGAAGTAAGAAAATAAACAGGAGGATAAAATGTACGATCAATTCTCAGTATACGACACACCAGGAGAACTTAAACATGAAGCGCTTAAAGAGCTATTCAGTTTACGATCAGAAAAGAAAACTGCCGTGAAAAAAGGCGATTTAGATAAAACAATAGAAGAGCGCGGGGAGCGCTACGGCGAGTTTGCGGACAACGCTTACATATCCCAGGCGCTTAAAGGTGTCATGGAAGATTCTCCTAACTGGCGCTTATTACCAGCTGATTCACGAGAAGCACTTGAGCAGATTGCTGCAAAGATAGCAAGGATTTTAAATGGGGATCACCAGTACTATGACAATTGGCACGACATTGCGGGGTACGCAACGTTAGTTGCTGATAAATTGAAGGACGACGACTAACAAAGGAGGTGGAATATGCAAACAAACGACAAACAGCGCGCATCGTATGAAAAGAAATATAGGGAACAAGACAAGTTTGTGTTCCGGTTTAACAGTATGCTTTTAGAAGCTCGTAACAATATAGTGAAAACAGTCGCTGTCGACAAAGACACATCCAGCGAGGGAGTGCATAAAGCCCTTTCTCCTCTAGATGACTCCTTAGCGACGTTGGATTCTATTCCGGCTTCTTTCCCAGACGCGCGATTATTGCGAGCTATTCTTGTTCCCATAGTGTTTCGTCTTGTGGAAACAGCTAAGGATTACCAGAATGAAAAAATAGGAATGGAGGGATTAGACCGCGCTTTCGACGATGCGCGGATATATTCTATTATGCTGTACGGGAAATAGAAGGGTGTGGAAGAGCTGTTCCCATATCAGATAGAGGGGGCCGCGTTCTTAGTCTCAAGAACAAAAGCCCTCCTAGCCGATGAGATGGGATTGGGCAAATCGGCTCAGACGATTAGGGCTATCGACGCCATAGCTGCGGAGCGCATTTTGATAGTTTGCCCCGCATCTGTTCGTGTCAATTGGAGCAGAGAGATAGAGGAGTTTTCGGTATTAAGTCCTAATGTGAACGTAACACTATCGAGCGATAAGCGAAAGTTGTATCAGTCTGGTATCTACGTTATGTCATACGAGACTATGACTAGCCAAGTTGCTAAGTTGTCAGTAGTGCCGTGGGACGTTGTTGTTGTAGATGAGGCGCATTATTTAAAGAATAGAAAATCACTGCGCACAAAAGCGGCATTAAAGATTTTCGTTTCTAGTAAGCGCGTTTGGCTTCTTACTGGAACACCGCAACCGAATGAGCCGAGTGAGTTGTGGGTTATGCTGGCGAAAGTTTTTGGGGTGTATACGAAAGACTACTGGTCTTTTGTGAAAGAGTTTTGTAACGGGTTTGATAGTACCTATGGGTACCGTATAACCGGAGCTAAGCAAAGCGCATTGCCTAATTTAAAGCAGCTGCTGTCTCAGGTTATGTTAAGGAGAAAAAAAGAGGAAGTAATGAGTCAACTACCGCCAATTACATTTAAGCACGTTTATGTCGAGCCAGGTCCTGTCGATGAGGAAGTGTTCTTTCCTGAGCAATGGATATCCGCAGACAACAGTCCTCGCCGTCTTCATGCAGAGCTAGAGCAGCAACACGCTGTCTTAAAACAGACAATGGATTTAGTTGGCGGAGCTACGAGAGATTGGCTAAGCGCGCTAGGAGCGCTGCAAAAAAGCACACCAACTCTACGACGCTATACCGGAATTCAAAAGGTGAAGGGGGTTGCTGACTTACTGAAGAGTGAATTTAAATCGGGGTTAGACAAGGTAGTTATCTTTGCTATTCATGTCAATGTAATCGAAATCTTACGGGTTGAATTAAAAGAATTTAAACCGGTTACCTTGTATGGTGGGACTCCGCCAGCTAAGAGGCAACAGAACATTGATAAATTTCAAAACGATCCGCGCTGTAGAGTCTTTATTGGGAACATCCAAGCAGCTGGAGTTGGTATTACTCTTACTGCTGCGCACCAAGTTATCTTCGTTGAATCGTCATGGGTACCGGGAGAGAATGCCCAAGCTGCAATGAGATGCCATCGTATAGGACAAGAG